GCCTCTTGTAAGGCTGGACCTGGGCGTCGCGCACCCGTTGAGAGTCATTATGTGGAGCATGATTTAGGCGTTTGGGTTACTGGGGAGTGACCTGGCGCACCCTCGCGTATGCCGAGGCATCGGGATATAGATGTTCACACGCTGTGGCTAATAGGTGGTGTGGAACCCATCAATGTGATGGGGATGGTGGGGTAAAATAGTTGCAAGCTATTGTCCGAGCGTCGGGTGGGTTAGCATCCACCCCCCACCGACCCTGCCAGGGTTATGGCAGCAGTTGGAGTCTGCGCTCTCTCCACTGTCCCGGCAGTGCCGGGGTTTTCATTGATTGTTATCTCTCATGGCGTTAGTACGGTTTGGTGTTGTTTTTGAGCCCGGGCAACCATTGAGTTGGTCCCCGGGCCCGGCCCGTTGGCAGTACAGTGAAGTCGTTGACAATTATGACGAATTGAGTGAATTGGGGTGGTTTCGTCGGACCCTTTTGAGGTTCGCTCGGTCCGCCGCCCCCCTCTTTTGTTTGCAGGAAGCATTTGAGGATATGGACCGGGATTTAAAATTTCGCAAGGAGGTGCGAGTGGAGATGCTAAGGAAACTAGATGAGCCTGGAGATGATGGAGGCTTTTCTAGTTTGGCAAAATCCATACGCCATGACCTGGATTACGACATTGGTTGTGGCTTGCCTCCCCGCAGTGAGTCGAGTGTGTTGGGCCGTCCGGTTCCAGTGCGACATATCCCCCGCTTCGCAGCACATGTGGCTGTCCATTTGCGTGCCCGCTTGGGTAAACTACGGTTAACAGAGGAAAACACCCGACTGGTAGAGCGTGAGTATTTGCGCGTCTGCCGTGTGCGTGGTGTCCATGATGTTGACGTGGTGTCCCATCAAGGGCATGTCATGAACGCGTTTTTTACTGAAGACGTGTTGGACAAATCATCTGAGCGGCGACGGCGGTTGCCTGGTTGGTTGTTGAAATTGACCGGCTTGGGGGGTTCCACTGGGCCATTGCAGCCCTATTAGGGCCGGCCTGTTCGGGTGCGTGGGGTTGATACGGTTGTTGATGCGCGGCTGAGAGAGCTGGTTCCAACATTTAGCCGTGATCAACCCTGGTTGTGTACGCGCCCCAACGGCCAGGCCCCAAAAACCCGTGAGTTTATTGTTATCAACGGGTTCACCTGTGAGCACACGATGGGTGTTTATAACAACAATGTTCTCAACGTTGAGCGGGCGTTTGTTGAGAGGTATTTCTTGTGTAAATATAAGGATGGTTATCGTCCCCCCGTTCAGCCATGTTCTCGGGCGTTTAACCGTGATGAATTGCGAACCTTTAGGGATCTTGTGTGTCGTGAGATGCCAAACTTGCCCCGGCTTACCCGTCAGCAATTAGTTGACTGCTATACCGGGTACAAGCGAAGGCTTTACCATGATGCAATGTTGTCATTGTACAAGGACCCCATTAATAAGGGTGATGCTACATTACGGTCATTCGGCAAATTCGAGAAGCAGGATAATGAAAAAGCCCCCAGAATTATTAATCCGCGTAGTCCACGGTATAATTTGGAATTAGGTAGGTTTATTAAACATGCCGAAAAACATTTTTACCGTGCAATTAACAAAGCTTTTGGAGCTCATACCGCCATGACAGTGGTTAAAGGAGTCAATGCTGATGTGTCTGCACAAACCTTGCGTGACAAGTGGGAGAGGTTTGCAGACCCTGTCGCAATTGGCCTTGATGCCACTAAATTCGACATGCACGTTAGTGTACGTGCCTTGAAGTTTGAACACTCATTTTATCAACGGCTTTTTCCAGGTTCGAAGATGTTGAGGCGTTTGTTGAGTTGGCAACTAATCAATTATGGTGTTGCCTACTTCGCCGATGGGAAAATTAAGTTCAAGATGAATGGTACTCGTTCCTCTGGTGATCTGAACACGTCTATGGGTAACTGCATAATCATGTGTGCCATTATTCATTCTTGGTGTCAACGCTATTGCATTGACATTGAGTTAGCGAATAATGGTGATGATTGTGTGATTTTCCTTGAACGTGTAGATCTGCCCAAGTTGGAATCTACCATTCATGGTTGGTTCAAAAGATTCGGTTTTGTGATTGAAACCGAGGAACCCGCCTTCGAGTTTGAGGAGGTTGAGTTTTGTCAAACGCGCCCGGTAAGGTTATCAACTGGCTGGCGCATGGTTAGGTTGCTTCGTAGCTGTCTAGTGAAGGACCCCATGTGTTTGCTGTCTGTCCCCAACCACCGGGTGTTCCGGAAGTGGTGCGGAGCTGTGGGTGAATGTGGTAGAATTTTATGTAGTGGAGTACCCGTTCATATGAGTTTTTATTCTATGTTTGAAAAGAACGGGGAAAAGTGTAATGACAGAATGCGCGACTATGTGTTTAAAAACACTAGTCAACTTGTCTTGGCTAAAGATCTTGCCCAAAGCGTTATAGATGTGGAAGCACGTGTGAGTTATTGGTTTGCTTTTGGCGTTTTGCCTGACGACCAGCGGTTGCTTGAGAGGAAGTTCGCCGATTGCAGGTTTGGCCAAATTGCTGATTTGACTGACCGTGCTGATTTTCACATTGAACCTGGTTTAATATTACATGAATAGTAATAACGTTAGTAAGCAACAGTTGGCCCAGTTGGCCAACCAATTGAAAAATGCCAAGAAGAAAAAGAAAAATGCAAAGAACCGAAGACAACAATCAGTTGGACCCTCTAACCCAACTTCTCAGTACCGTCTTGCGCTCGCTAATCCTTTCCATCCAGACGCTGAAGGTTGCAAAGTGCCCGACTTGTTCGCAGCGCACACGCAAACCTTCAAATACCGGTTATCAAACACGGTAACGGTGGATGCTTCAGGAAATGCACTGGTTGTGATTTTCCCCAATCCCCAGTATAGCATGTTTGCGGCCAATGGCACCTTGTCGAGTGGTGGCACCTTTACTTATGGCGATGGCACTGCTATCGCCACTCCGGTGTCGTACGGTTTCCCTGTACCGAACACCATGCGTGCATGGAGGATTGTCTCTTGTGGAATGCGTGTCACAAATTTGTCCAGCATGACTAATGCTCAGGGCAAGTTTACTGTCGGCACGTACCCCATTGACTCCTTCATGAAAGCGCAGGTGTTTAATGGTGCAGCTGGACCGACAGTTGATGGGGCCACTATGGCCACTGACGCTGCAGCCTCAGTTAATGTTACGTTGAATGCGTGGGGTATACCTACGTCTGGGACTAGTCCGTTGTTGGCCAACCTTGTGGAGTATCCTGGTGCACAGGTGATCAGTGCGCTTGAGATGGCCGAGAAGGAGGTTGACGTGATTCCCAGGCCGGTTGATCCCCGTGCGTTTGAGTTCATTAACACGGACTCGATTATAGGTTATCAAACCATTAACAGTGCCGCAGTGGTGCGTGCAGGACGGGCTGATTACACGAAATTGAGTGGTTTTGAAGCGGCGTTTGTTGCTGTCCAGGGTGCTGTGGCATCCGTGTCTACCTTTGACGTTGAGGTGGTTTATCATGTTGAGGCTAGTGTCATAACTAATGCCACAACTGGTTTCCCTACCTCTTCAAGCGCCAATCGTAGCCCCACGGATTGGCCCGGCTTCCTGTCGGCTATACAATATGCCACTTCTATTCCTGCTGTCCGGACTGGTGTTATCGAAGGAGCTAGCATGATTCACCCTTTGTTGGGAACTTTAGCACGTTCTGTTATTTAGTGCATATTTGTTTCAATCTCGCATAAAGAAATAAAAATTATAAAATTACAAACATAAAAATTATATTTGCGCTCTACACATGTCCTGTGTCCTTGTGACCAGGTGTCCAGCTTCGGTTGGGCACCACCGCGCCCCGAAATCCAGCCCACAACTGGTGCGCTTACGGGTGACAGCGTGCTCCTCCGTGGAGTAGCCGGGGCTTTGCCCAGCCACATTTTGTGGTAGGAATATGTGTTCAAAATCCTTTGGGTGGGGGAACACTGGCCGCTGTGCACAACAGAAT